CAATCAAAAGGTAATCCAGCTAAAGTGACTTCGTTCCGTCTTCAGACAGACGCACATCACAACAAGCCAGAGGAGCATAAAGAAGAAACTAAACCTAGTGAAAAAGATTAATGAATTATGGATAGTAGTCTTTATGGCTCTATCCTTTTTTATTTTGGTAGAGACAATGCACTTGAACTACCACAGGTCAGAGACACCTCAGTGTCGGATCTCTGACTGATTTGGCTTTTAGCCCTGTACGCAGGATACCTATTAGCCGTCTAGACGGTGGGATAGACCACAAACTTCGAATTAAAATTGTGCACGATGATGATTTATACATTCAATACATTTTAAAATATAGATAAATGGCACATCAAAATAGTAACGAGCCTTTAGCTGATTTAACGCGGCCAGGCTCGCTCAATGGTGCGTCCGATTCCAGAGCACTTCTACTTAAGCTGTTCTCTGGTGAGATGTTTAAAGGATTCCAGAACAATGCAATAGCAAGGGATCTTGTAATGAAGCGTACACTTAAAAATGGTCGCTCTTTACAGTTCATCTACACAGGTCGCACCAACGCCGAATTCCATGTACCAGGTCAATCAATACTTGGTAACAGTGATGGCGCACCTCCAGTAGCTGAGAAGACTATCACATGCGATGATCTCCTTATCAGTTCAGCTTTCGTTTACGAGTTAGACGAAACACTTGCTCATTATGAGCTTCGTGGAGAGATCTCTAAGAAGATCGGCTACGCTTTAGCTGAGAAATATGACCGCCTAATCTTCAGAGCTGTGACTCGTGGAGCTAGAGCTAAGTCACCTGTGATGAAGAATAACTTCGAAGAGCCAGGTGGAACTCAGATTCGTGTAGGTACTAACGCACAAGCATCTGATGCTTATGTTCCTGCATCGCTAATCAATGCGTTCTATGACGCTGCAGCTGCAATGGATGAGAAAGGTATTAGTTCTGATGGACGTGTAGGTGTTCTTAACCCACGCCAGTACTATGAACTTATCCAACAGGTAGGTGATAACGGTCTAGTTAACAGAGACTCACAAGGTACATCCCGTCAAAAGGGAAATGGAATCGTAGAGATTGCAGGCATTAAGATCTTCAAGTCTATGAACATTCCATTCTTCTCCAGCTACGGTACTAAGTTTGGATCTGCATCAGCTACAAACCCTGGTATTACTGATCCTGGTAATAAAGGTGATTTCGTATCTGAAGATGTTGAAGATGCACGTAACTCTGTTACTGGTATCAACAACGAATATGGTCAAGCTTCTAACTTTGCTAATTCTTGTGGATTAATATTCCAGAAAGAAGCTGCAGGTGTTGTTGAGGCAGTTGGTCCACAGGTTCAAGTAACAAGTGGAGACGTATCAGTAATATACCAAGGTGATGTAATCCTTGGTCGTTTAGCAATGGGTGCGGATTATCTTAATCCTGCAGCTGCTGTTGAACTATATGCAGGTACTGCTACACCTCCAGCACAGTTCGGTACAGTTCAAACTGCAACTAACAACGCTGGTTATCAGTAAACAATATTTTACTTACACAATGGGAGGCTTCGGTCTCCCTTTTTTTTTATTCATATACACATGACTATTCCCACAACAGTTGACACCGATACAGAACTATCCGCAGTGAATTCAATACTGGGAGCTATCGGTCAGTCACCAGTAACAACACTAAACTATGAGAATCCAGAAATAGGATTTATCTATAACATACTGACCGAAGTCAATAAAGACGTACAGAATGAAGCTTGGGTATTTAATACAGAATACAATGTAGAGATATCTCCAGATACTTCAAAGAATATAACTATTCCAAATAATGTTTTAAGATATGATTTACATGAAGATAATATCTACAGGAATAAGAACTTAGTAAGAAGAAACGGTAAACTTTGGGATACCATTAATCAAACTGATGAATTTGATAATGCTTTACACCTTGATATAACTTGGCTTTGGGCTTTTGAAGAACTACCAAGTGCATTTAAAAGATACATAATATCTAGAGCTTCAGTTAGAGCTGCGACTCAGTTAGTAAGTAACCCACAACTTGTACAACTACTACAACAACAAGAAGCATTAACAAGAGCTACTTGTGTTGAGTATGAATGCAATCAGGGTGATCATTCTTATATGGGATTTCCTGATAAGAGTAGCTATAGAACATATCAACCATATACAGCACTGCAAAGATGACGAGTATTACACAACAAATACCTAATTATGTTGGAGGTATATCACAACAGCCTGACGAATTAAAAGTACCTGGACAAGTTAGAACAGCTAAGAATGTAATACCTGATGTCACCCATGGTCTATTAAAGAGACCTGGAGGTAGGTTGATTGGTAGTGCGTTAAGTGCTTATACAACTGATAGTAAGTGGTTTCATTACTATAGAGATGAGACAGAGCAATACATAGGACAAATAAGAAAGTCAGATGGTGAGTTAAAGATGTGGAGATGTAGTGACGGTCAAGCTATGACTGTTAATTATGACTCAGGCACTGCAACAGCTTTAAAGTCCTACTTAACACATACAGCTGAACAAGATATACAAACCCTTACTCTTAACGACTATACCTACTTAACTAATAGGACTAAGACTGTTGCTATGTCTGCAACAGTTGAGCCTGCTAGACCACCAGAAGCATTTATAGAGTTAAAGAAAGTTGCTTATGCTAGTCAGTATTCAGTTAATATATTTGACACTACTACAACTACAGAAGTTAAAACTGCGACAAGGATTAAGGTTGCTTCATCTTCTTTAGATTCTGATAGTAATTGTCCTAATGTTGGGACAGAAATTCTTAAAGTTGGAACAGATAATCAAGATTTAACAAATGTAAAACAAAAAATTAAAGTTTCTCTTGCAACAATTGGACAAAGTAGTGCCGACAATTTTTTTGAAGACGATGCAACAAGAGCATATTCATTAATTTATGTACCACCTGCTTGGGTAGTAAATACTTATTATCAAACGGGTGATCTTGTTCAAGGTGAATCAGATAATTCAAGAATTTACAAAAGAACAGGATCTGCTATTACATCAAGTGGAACAGTACCTGATCATGATTCAGGAGAAACAGATGGTTGGACGGCAATAACTACAACTACTTATACAGCTAATTCAGATGTATCTAGTACTCAATTATATGGAGGTCAAGCTTGTATTGAAATAGCAGATTCCAGAGAAATAGATTCAAAAGCAGATTTAGATCTTACTGTAGCTGCATGGTCAACAGGTAATGGTGCACACTTTCCTTTTGAAATAGACAGTACAACTTGGGATGGAACGTACGCAACATTAACTTATGTTTGGAAAAATAATGGTGATTATTCTGATCACATTAGTCGGTTAATATTTAGAAGAACAAATGGAACCACGCATACTATTGGTGGTAACAATGTTTCGTCAGCTACTGATGGTGCGTTATCAACAAGTAATGGTAAATTAGCAATTTCAAGAATTGGTTGGGGTGGTAATGATGTATTACCAGCAGGTAGAGCTGATCTATACTTTAGACTTACGAATACTGGTCAAGCTGTACCAGATGCTACAGGTGATAACTATAGCTGTAGATATACAACAACTGTAGATCTATTACATGGTGGAAGTGGTTGGGAACCTGGAGATAAAATTCAAATTAGAATGAAAGGAGGGGTATATGTTTTAGAAGTAGAGGAAACGAGTATTTCTAAAGTACAAGCTAATCTTGGTTTAATCAGACCTACTCCTACTTCATTTGATACTAAAACAACAGTTACTGCTGAAAGTATTCTTGGTGCTATTAGAACAGATATAGCAGCTCAATCAGCTTTTGCTGATGCTGATGTACAACAGATAGGTAATGGTATTTATATCACCAGATCATCAGGAACCTTTAATATTTCAACACCAGTTAGTGAACTATTAAATGGACTATCAAGTGAAGTAAAAGATGTAGGTGATTTACCTAAACAATGTAAGCATGGTTATGTCGTTAAGGTAGCTAATAGTGAAGCTGAAGAAGATGATTACTATGTAAAATTCTTTGGTAATAATGATAGAGATGGTGATGGTGTATGGGAGGAATGTGTAAAGCCTGGAGATAATACAACGTATGATTCAGCTACCATGCCTATTCAAATTGTTAGAGAGGCTAACGGTACATTCACTGTTAAACAAGTTACATATGATCCGGCACAAGTTGGTGATACATCTGATAATGGGACAAACCCTAGAGCTTCATTTGTAGGTAAAACAATTAACAAACTACTATTCTTTAGAAATAGACTTGTCATGCTAAGTGATGAGAATGTGATTATGTCTAGACCTGGAGACTTCTTTAACTTTTGGGCTAAGTCAGCTATCTCTTATACAGCTACAGATAACATTGATATATCTTGTAGTTCTGAGTATCCAGCTATTGTTTATGATGGTTTACAGGTTAACTCTGGTCTAGTTTTATTCACTAAGAATCAACAGTTTATGTTGACTACAGATAGTGATGTCTTAAGTCCATTAACTGCAAAGATAAATTCACTATCTTCTTATAACTTTAACTTTGAAACTAATCCCGTATCACTTGGTACAACCGTAGCCTTCTTAGATAACGCTGGTAAATATACACGTTTCTTTGAGATGACTGCTGTACTTAGAGAAGGTGAACCAAACGTATTAGAACAAAGTAAAAACATATCAAAGCTATTCCCCAACAACATAGATCTAATTGCTAACTCAAGAGAGAACTCAACTATATTCTTTGCTACTAAAGGTACTAATAAACTGTATGGATTTAGATATTATTCAACAGGAGAAAGACGAGTACAACAAGCTTGGTTTGAATGGGAGTTAAGTGGAACTATAGAGCACATAGCTATGCTTGATGATGCGTTGTATGGGATCGTTGAAAATATAGTTAACGATAAAAGTTTTACTGGTAATGGAAGTATCACTTCATTTGATACAGAATGGACTCCGATGCCAACTTTATCTAAGCTTAATGTCCAAGTAAATGGTATTGATCAAACATCTGGTTTCTCATTAAGTGGTTCTAGTATTGTCTTTACATCTGCACCTGCTAATAATTCAACAATTAGAGTTTATGAACCTAGATCAGTGATGCAGAAGTTCAGCCTTAAGTTAGATGATAACTCTCATACTATTGTTGAAGATGAGACTTATAGGGTTCACTTAGATAATGCTAAGACTTTTGCTTATACCAACCTAACGTATGTAGCTGATGGAGACTATACAAAGCTAGATCATACTGCTGCTGACTTTAGTGGTTCAGGACAGCTATATGCTGTTGCTGTATCTACAAGTACAGATAAGGAGTTTAATGGTCTTCTATCTAAGGTAACTACATTTGATGACAGCGGTACAACTAAGGTAAAGATCCCTGGTAACTGGACTACAAGTACTGCAGCTAAAGCATTCAATGTTGTCCTTGGTTATGACTTTGATATGGAAGTTGAGTTTCCAACTATCTATGTAACACAACAAGAAGGAGAACGTTTTAAATCTGATATACAAAGCTCACTTGTTTTACATCGTATAAAGATGAGTTTAGGTCCAACAGGTGTCTATAACACAACTTTAAAACGTATTGGTAAACTTGATTATAACGAGACTTTTGAATCAGTCATGGCTGATGCTTATACAGCTAACACGGTAGGTATAGATAAAGAACAAATAGCTACATTACCTGTATATGAAAAGAATACAAACCTAACACTTACCCTTAAATCCACTCATCCATCACCAGCAACATTGTATTCAATGAACTGGGAAGGAGACTATACAAATAAATATTATAAACGTGTCTAAATTCATTCACCCCATTACGTTAGAGGCTGCCAAAGAGGTGGCTTCTAACCTACGTCCAGAAGACCGTAGAGAGGTCGAAGAAGGACATGGTATAGATGCAACAGAAGCACTATTAGATGCAGTTCAGAAGCCCTCCTGTGTGTACTTCACGGTGCCTAACGGCAAGACTGCCGGTATGGCTGGAGTAGATCCTGGAGGTCAGGTCTGGATGCTATGTACACATGCTATCCATGACTACCCAATAACGTTTGCTAGGGAAGCTAGACGTTATGTAGAAAGACAACCCGATAAGTTGCTGTGGAATGTCGTTGACAAACGAAATACAGTCCATCTAAAGCTACTTAAATTCCTTGGATTCAAGTTCTTACGTGAAGTTGAGTTTGGTCCAAACAAATTATCCTTTATAGAATTTTGCCGTGTGTTTAGGAGCGCAACAAAGGGCTGCTAACAGAGCAGCTAAAAGAGATTATGAAATGCAACTTCAGCAAAGAGAAGCTGATTGGATGCAACAACTTTCATTAGCTGGAGCTGAACGAGTTCAATTTGATATTGGTACTACCAATGTTAATCTTGCTCAGGATCAAGCTAACCAAGCACTACAGGAACAACGTAATGCTTTGATTAGTGAATCAATGCAAGCTGATGAATCTAACTGGAAACAGTTCTTACAAAATAGCCAATACTCACAACTATCTGCTAGTGGTAGAACAGGTAGATCAGTTGAAAGAGTAGGTGTAGCTGATTTAGCAGATTATTTATCTAAAGGTTCTAGAGCTGCTTATGCACTAACTCAGAATGAGTATGCAATGAAGCAAGGTGGTAAGGCAGTTAGAGATCAAGCTAAAGCTGATAAACAACAACTATTTGCAAATGTTATGTGGCAGAAACAACCTGGATTTGAACCACCTAAACCTGTATATGGAAACGTAGCTATGGCTGCTTTAACTGATGGATTGAAAATAGCAAGTTCTGTCGTTCCATTATTACCAAGCTAATGACTAATTCATATAGACCAATACCAGCACCTGACTACGTTTCAGGGCTGACATCACAGTACAGAAGAGATTCACAGAACCTAGCTAACTTACAAAATGCTATGCGTCGTAATGACAAGCGTAGAGTTCAAGTGGCTGGTCAAGGGATGGAATTGATAGGAGCTTTAGCTAATTTCTCAACAACAGCAATGGCTAAGTATCAAGAGATTAAACAGAATAAAGAAACAGAACGTCAAGGTGAGTATTTAAAACAACTAAAACAAGCAGGTATAACAGCACCAGATATTAAATTATTTAGAGACAATGCCTATAAGTTAAAAGAGGAAGGTATTGAAGAATCTAAATTAGAAAAAAGATTAGACCCAATAAAAAGAGAGGTACTTAGTTCAATTACTAAGCCAGCTGATATAGTTTTCCTTTCCGAATATGCGGCAAGTGAAGCAAAGTTAAATTTAGCTGGAGATTGGGAAGCAAATAAAAGTAAAATAGGATGGGATAACGCTCTACCTTCCCATATAAGACAAGGAAAAATTAATGAATATTTGTATGGTCAAGGTGATGTAAAAGGTTTCTACGATCGTTATGGTTTATTAGATGCGTCAGGAGAGTTATTAGTTGATAGTAAGTTGTTTGATGAATCTGATGAATTCTTTTCTACATTAAATAATAAAGCTGCTAAAGAAAATAGTGCAGCTAGAGATGCCTTACTTCAAGAACAAAGAAACCTAACACTAAAAAACCATATACAAACTGGTAGTGGAGGTAAGCATTTTGTAGGTGAGCTTAAATTATTAGGTAAAGAATATTCAGATGGAGATTTTAAAGCAGGTTTGCAAATTGCAAAACCTATAATGAAAAAAAGACTATTAGCAGCTTTAGCTAATAATGATATTTCAGTAGATGATTTAAACAATCTACTAGATGATGAAGTAGGACGTGGAGATACAGTTGGGGAATTACAAGATCTTTATTTCAATGATAAAGATAGAGATGATTTTAGCAAAGCAATTCAAGCCAAAAGGATTGAACAGTCTGAAGCAATAGATAAGAAAAATAAAGCAGATAAAATAATAACTGAAGAAACATCTATGGATACAGCTGACTCTTTTATAACTGAAGGAAAAATAGATGAAGCTAAAACTGAACTAAATAATGCCTATACTGCCTTATATGGAAAAGGTATTAAAAGCACAAAACTAGAACAGAAGATAGCTAGTTTAAATTTCACAACTGAAAACCTCAATGCAGAAAGAAAAGAACTCCAAGCAAAGCTATTAGATTTTCAGCTATCTTCAGAAGAATTAAACCAAGCCTACTACCCTAATCAGGTTGAGTTTCGTGATGAAGTAGAAAAGCTTGAAAGAATTAAAAACACTGTTGAATATAAAAACAATCAGAAATCTATTAAAGCTTTAATGCAATCAGAGTTAATTGTATCTGGTAATGATAGTTTCTTTAGAGGTTATGGTGCATCTATACATGCAGACTTAGAGAGAAGGTACAGAAAAAACATTCTTATGAATGGTGCTACACCTGCAGAAGCTGCAGCTGAAGTAGAACAGCACTACAAAATAAATGGTGGTGGTATTAAGGGTACTGGTGACGGGCTGTTGTATTCATATAATACAGACACTGATAGTCATAGTACTTATGGTAAGCAACTTGGTGTGAATGTTAAAATTCTAAGTCTTAAAAATAAAAAAGCTAATATTAGAAACCAATTTAAATCAGGTAAAACTTCTGATGAAATAACTTTCTTTACTAAGGGTGAGGTTAAAAATATCATTGATGATTACAATGAAAATGGTAAATTAAATGATCTTGCTAGAGCTACTTTAGAAGGTGTTAAGGATCAAATATCTATAATTAATGCTACAGCTAAGAAATACGGTATAGAAGATGAGATTGAGGAACCAGAAGCACAGAAAGAGTTCATAGATAACCTTACCCCTAAAGATAGAACTCTGGTTAACTACAAAGGTTTAGAAAATCTTGACTCTGAAATAATACTTCGAATGTTACAGCCTCGCATATTACGACCTTTCATAAAATAATAAACAAATGGAACTTGAACCTACGGGAGATGGTTCAATTTCTGTAGATCTTACAAATGAAGAAATAGAAGCCTTAACCTCAAATACTTCAGATGTTATAGACCAATTACAGAATGAGAACCAAACTGCAACTGAAGAAGTTGTTTCAGAAGAACAAAACAACGAGCCTTCTACGGAAGTCTCAAAAGATCAAAACCCTACATTTGCTGAAAGTTATAACGAACAGGCTGGAGACTTTGATGTAAGTAATCCAGTTAAAGCTTTAGAAAATGCTCCTAACTACCCTGCAGCAATGGGTCATGGAGTTGTTAATGCTGGTATAGATATAGTTAATTTAGCTATACCTGATAAATATGACATACCACGACTACCAGAATATGAAAGCAAAGTAGGACAAGCTTTAAGTGACATATCAGGTATTGTCATTCCTTCACTTGGCTTAAGAGGTGCATTAGTAAAGAGAGGAGCACAGGCACATGCTGCTGGACAAGCTGCACCTTGGTTACAGAGATTAGGTAATAAAGCTTCCTTTGCTTGGTTTGCAAAGTTTGGAGCTGATGTTGGTACTGGAGCGTTAGTCGATTGGGCTGTTAAACAGAACCAAAGAGATGATAATGCTACAGGTATGTTAAAGAAGTTCTGGCCAAAAACTTACCAATTTATACCTAACTCCATAGCAACAAACGATAAAGATACACCTGATCAAAAAAGATCTAAGAACTTAAACGAAGGTGCAATCTTTAATGTATTCTCAAGTATTATTGAAGGTTCTGCTTATCTTCTTAAAGCTCAAAAAAGCTTAACTAGAACTACTAAATTTGTAGCTTCTGAACCTTCAGCACAAAAGAAACTAGATCAACTAACTAAAGATAAATTCACTGACGTTAAGTTCTCTGATAATCCTATTGAAGACTCTGTTCTACGGAATGAAGCAAGGAAACAAGATGACTTAGATAAGTTAGGAATGTATTTTCAGAGTAAAAATGATCAATTAAAAGCTGAAGCTAAAGAGTTACTAGATCAACCTTTAGAAGATATTCCTGATGATCAATTACTTGATTTAGTAAAAAAAGCTGCTGAAGAGAATCCTGATAAAATAAGTCCAGAGAATTTAGCTAGATTAAATAAGAACTTAGAAGAAGCTGGTCAACCTCTTCTAGGTGTAGACGATGCCTTCAGTCAGAACGAAACTCTTATCCGTACAAAAGATCCTGATGGTGTATTAGGTGCAGCTGTTGATGCAGCTCGTATTGCTAATAACATTGATTCAACCTATGGACGTGTAGGTAGTGTTGTTACTGATGCTTTCCTTAAGTTTGGATTAGAAACAAAGAACAAAACAGAAAGAGTTCTTATCAAATCATTAGCTGAAGAAATAAAGAATGGAGGTAAATACTCCAAAGAATTAGCTAGTGGTAAGAAAGTAACTGAAGCTGAAATTGAAAGTGCTGGTAATGCTTTAGTCGAAATACTTGCAGATCCTCGGATGCAACCAGGGGACATGATGAAAGTATTAGACGAATTCAAACAAACCATTGAAGGTAGTTCTATCAAGATGGTTGGTAAGAAGGGTATGAGGGGTGTTAATAAAGCTCTTAAGGTATTAAAAGATGAGATATTTGACCTTGATTCACAGAAAGCTAGAGCTTATTTAGTAACTTCATTAGGTGGTCAAGTAGCTGATATAGCTGAAGGTGTTCGTCTAATGGATGACGCTGTTGTACAGCAAAGAGCTATTGAACAAATAGCTGATCGTCTTGAATATCTAATGGTAGAGAAGGGTTTAGCAGGGTATGAATGGGGTTCTTATGGTAAAGCTTTATCTGAGTTCAACAAAGAAGGAAGAAAGAATGCTGGTGCTTTAAAGGAAATGGCTGCAACTGCAGGTGATGATCTTAAGGCTAAGTTAGAATTTGACCTTATACCTAGTGCTAAGAACTACTCAAACACTCTTAAAGAAGTAGCTGCTAATAATCCAGGCTTCTTAAAAGCTTTCCAATTAGCTAATGAGCTAACAGATGGAGATGTAGATGGTCTATATAAGCTCAATACCTTTGTTAATAACAAACTACATATATTTAAGAAAGCAATAATTGATAAGAACCCAGAAACACCATCAATTATTAACAGAGCATTCCTATCAAATATCTATAACTCAGTTTTATCTGCTATAGCTACACCTTTGAAAGCTGCTGTAGGTAACTTTGGTGGGTTAACCGCTAGACCTATATCACAGATTGTAGGAGCAACCATTAATAGAGATTGGCATACGTTAAATAAAGCTAGATGGTCTCATTTTTCATTAGATGACACGTTACAGCAAAGTCTAAATCATATGACTTTAGTCTTTAAGAAAGCTTCTACTGATCCTTATAAAGTCAGTTATGTAATGCGTGATGATATAGCTGTTATGAATGAAGAAAGCTTAGCTGTACTTAAAGAGTATGGTAGAGCTGCTGCTGAAAAAGGAGAGGATGGTGTTAATGCTTTACTTCATGTATATGAAGACTTAGAAGCATTAGCAGTTGATCCAGCTTTACGTCTAGGTGCTAACAGTATGACTGCACTTGATGGATTTTCAAGATCCGTCACTGCTAATGCTGAAGCTAAAGCTAGAGCTTTTGATGAACTTACATCTCAAGGTGTAGAAATAACTCCCGAACGATTACGTGAGGTATCAGAGAAGATCTACAAACAGATGTTTGATAAGAATGGAATGATCAACGATGAAGCTGTTGAATATATTAATAGTGAAATAGCTTTAAACCTTGATAGTCCCTTAGTTGATGGAATTAATAAGCTACTTGATAGATATCCTGTCATCAAACCTCACTTCTTATTTCCTAGAACTTCTGCAAACATACTACAAACATTTGGTAGATATAGTCCAATGGGTGTGTTTTCAGGTGAGTATCAGAAGCTGTTTGGTTTTAATGGTATGAGAACTATAGATAGCTTCTCTCCAACTGAAATAAAAGAAATACTTGATTCAAGGAAAATACCATTTGATAACAACTTTATGAATAGCTTCAAAGCTGTAAGAGCTGAAGTTAGAGGTAAAGTTGCTATTGGTACAATTCTGACTTCAGCTGTTCTTGCAAGAGTACGTTCTGGAGGTTTGAGAGGTAATGGTCATTTTGATAAGAGTCGTCAAAAAGTAAGAAGAGCTGTTGGTTGGAAAAGAAAAACATTCCAAGGGTTAGATGGTGGATGGTATGACTATGAATGGATGGGTCCATTAGGTGATTGGATGGCATTAGTAGTTGATGTGTCTGATCATATGGATCTACTAAGTTCTACTCAACAGGAGCATATGTTTGCCAAGCTTATGTATGTTGCAGCTGCATCATTTACTAATAAATCAGTATTATCTAATATTGAACCTTTAAACGATATCCTTCAATCTAACGGTAGTGCTGCTAAGAGATGGTTAGCAACCTTTGGTAACTCCACATTACCTATGTCTGGTTTTAGAAACGAGATAGGTAGAGTTATGAATCCTGCTTTAAGAGAAATTAAAGATGACTTAGGTGATGCTATACGAAATAGAAATAACTTCCTTGATATCGTTGATCCTCAAGGTGCTTTACCTGAGAAATATAACTTCATTAATAATAAGAAAGTAGGTTATCCAGAGGACTTCTTTGTAAGAGCTTGGAATGCTTATAGCCCAATGAAGAGACATGATGACTTAACTCCAGAAGAACAATTCTTAGTTGATATTGAATTTAACGTCAACCCTCAAACTAATATGAGTTCAGGTGGTGTTGAATTAACTAACACTGAGAGAAGTGAGATATGGAGCAAAATGGGTGAACTAGGTACTTTTAAGAAAGAACTACAAAAGATAATGAGATATTCTAATAAACTAGAACACAATGGTACTAAAGGATATATCAATATCTTAAAAGAGATTAGACGTGGAGGTCTTAGTAATGAAGCCATTGAAACTGAATCCTTTGAACGTATCTATCCAATGATTAGAACTGCTTATAACAAAGCAAAGAAACAAGCTGAAGCACTACTACCAGAGGAAATGAGAACTGAAATCAAGGTACGTGAATATGAAGCACGTGTTAAAAAAGAGTTCTCGGAAAAAGGTCAAGTAGATAAGTCTACTGAAATGGCTTACCCAGAGTACATATTACCGAATAGATAACCCACCTTCCACCAGATACAACTAACAAAATGAACAAATGCCAGCAACCTATAAGGAAAACGGCGGGAGTGTAAATGGATCTAATAAAGTATTTACTTATGATTTCCCGACCCTACAAACTGAAGATGTAAAAGTTTCTCTTAACGGAGTAACGCAAGCAACAACTAAATATACGGTATCACTTTCTCCTGCTAACATTACTTTCAATAACACCAGTGTTGATAGTTCAGTTCAGGAATCAGACGGTTCTCCCAAGAGTGGAGTTACTGTAAGGGTTTATAGAGAAACAACTGTTGGTAAAACAACAGGTGATGAAGACCCTAAAGCTGTATTTGCAGCTGGATCATCAATACGTGCAAGTGACTTAAATGCCAACGTCGAACAAGCTCTCTTTGGTATTCATGAATTACAAGAGCAAGGTTCAGGAGCAAGTTACTCAGTAGGAGATGGAGGTCTCACTGAAAAAAACTTTACTAGCGCTCTAAATACAAAACTAACTGGTATAGAAGCTAGTGCTACAGCAGACCAGACAGCTAGTGAGATTAGAACACTTGTCGAAAGTGCCAGCGATAGCAACGTATTTACTGACGCTGATCATACAAAACTAAACGCTATAGAATCTAATGCTACAGCAGATCAAACAGCAGCAGAGATAAGAACCTTAGTTGAATCAGCTACTGATAGTAATGTTTTTACAGATGCTGATCATACAAAACTAAATGCAATAGAAGCTTCTGCTACTGCAGACCAGACAAATGCAGAGATAAGAGCAGCTGTGGAAGCAGCTTCAGATTCAAACGTATTTACTGATGCTGACCATACAAAATTAAATGCTATAGAAGCTTCAGCTACAGCTGATCAAACAGGAGCAGAAATTAAAACTGCTTATGAAGCTGAATCAAATACTAATGCTTATACAGATGCAGAAAAAACAAAGCTTAGTGGTATAGCCACTTCAGCTAATAACTATTCAATATCTTCTGACTTATTAGATGAAGATAATATGGCTACTAATTCTGCTACTAAGGTACCTAGTCAGCAATCAGTAAAAGCTTATGTAGATGCTAATGGTGGTGGAATAAGTAATGTTGTAGAAGACACCACTCCTCAGTTAGGTGGCAACTTAGATGTTCAAGCTAGTGAGATTACTACAAGCACAACTAACGGTAATGTCAAACTTACACCTAATGGAACTGGTTTATTAGAAGTTAAAGGTAATACCAATCCTGGTACTATCCAACTAAATTGTGAGAACAATAGTCACGGTGTAAAAATTAAAGGACCAGCCCATAGTGCGGCTGCAAGTTATACATTAACCCTTCCTAATACAGATGGTTCTGCTAACCAAGTACTAAAAACTGATGGTAGTGGAAATTTAGATTGGGTTGCTCAAACTACAGATACCAATACACAATTATCTAACGCAGAAGTTAGAACTGCTGTAGAAGCTGCTTCAGACTCTAATGTATTCACTGATTCTGATCACTCTAAGTTAGACGGTATAGAAGCCAATGCAGACGTAACTGACGCAACAAACGTCAATGCCGCTGGTGCAGTAATGAACTCTGACCTAGATGGTAAGGGTGAATTATTAGTAGGTGATGGTTCAGGAGATCCAAGTGCTTTAGCTGTAGGTACAAATGGATATATTTTAAAAGCTGATAGTAGTACTGCTACTGGTTTAACTTGGGCTGCCGCAGGAGCTGGTGGAGATGTCAACCAAAATGCTTTCTCTAATTTTGCTGTTAGTGGACAAACAACAGTAGCGGCTGATTCAGCAACAGACACAGTAACTTTAGTTGGTGGAACGAATGTCACCATTACAACTAATGCTACTAATGATGAGATTACGTTTACTTCTACTGATACCAATACAACCTACTCAGTAGGTGATGGCGGTCTTACTCAAAATAACTTTACTAATACTTTAAAAACAAAGTTAGACGGTATAGAAGCTAGTGCAACAGCCGATCAAACCAATGCAGAAATTCGAGCCGCTGTTGAAGCAGCTTCTGATAGCAATGTATTCACTGATGCAGATCACACTAAGTTAAACGCAATAGCAGCTAGTGCTAATAACTATGTCCACCCTAATCACTCTGGAGAAGTTACTTCAACAGCTGATGGTGCAACAGTTATTGCAGATAATATTGTTGATGAAGCTAATTTAAAAGTAAGTAATTCACCTACTAATGGTTATTTTTTACAAGCTCAATCAGGTAATACTGGTGGTTTAACTTGGGCTGCTGCTTCTGGTGGTGTATCAGATGGCGACAAAGGTGATATAACAGTAAGTTCATCTGGTGCTACTTGGACTATTGATAACGATGCTATCACCAATGCAAAAGTAGCTGATGACGCTATAGGAGTTGCTGAACTTTCTGCTACTGGTACTGCAAGTTCATCTACATACTTACGTGGTGACAATACTTGGTCTACTGTTAGCGGTGGTGGTGGTGGCCTTAGCTCAGACGGACAAGGAAACACAGTTGGAGGTAGTAACGCTGGAGGTAGTTTTAGTGGTACTTCTGCTACAAATAACACGCTAATTGGACAAGATGCTGGAGCTGCTATTACTACGGGCGATAATAATATGTGCCTTGGACATGATGCTGGTAAGGCTATCACTACAGGTAGTAGCACAATATGTATTGGTAATGGTGCTGGAAAGGGTGTTACAACTTCAAATTACCAAGTTTTTATAGGTGATGATGCTGGTGCTGCATATACGACTCAAAACCCGTGGGGAGCTGGTGCAGTATGTATAGGATTTTTCGCAGGTCGTGCTTCAACTGGAAGTAACATAGTTGCTATCGGTGCTGAAGCTTTAAGGAATCAAAACCCAGCAAGCCACTTTGTAGCAATAGGAGGTGCAGCAGGTACTCAAAATGGAGGTGCCTATAACACCGCTATTGGTTCTAGTGCCTTAGCTCAGGGAAATGACGGTGATAATGGTAATTCAGCACATAATACTGCTATAGGTTATTTTGCTTTAAAAGGAGATACTTCAGACAGTTCAGGAAACTATTGCACAGCAGTAGGATCTGAAGCTTTATGTGCTAGAGCTGGAGGAGATCAAAATACAGCAGTAGGTAGAAAAGCAGGTTACGCACTTACAACTGGAGGTACTAATACTTTCATAGGGGAAAGTGCAGGTGATGCTTTAACTACAGGATCTAACAATCTAATATTGGGTCATGATGCAGCGGCTAGTGCGGTAACTGTTTCTAATGAGATAACTTTAGGTAATACAAATATAAGCAAATTCAGAATACCTGGACTTAATTTTGTAATTAAAGATAGTACAGCTACTGATAACTATGTATTAACACTAGATGCAAACGGTGAAGCTGGTTGGGAAGCAGCAGCAGGAGGAGGAGGAGGAGGACTTAGTTCTGACTCTGGTGAAAACACTGTAGGCGGTACTAACGCTGGAGATGCTATATCAGTAAACGTATCTGGTGGTTCAGGTGTAAGAAATACTGTTTTGGGATATGACGCTGGTACTAATTTAACAGATTCTATTGATAATACTTTCATAGGATGGCGAGCAGGTAAGACTTTTACTGATGGAAATAGGAACACCATTATTGGTGCGTATGCAGGACAAAATGCAAACAGTGGGATTAGTTCAAATACCTTTATTGGTCATTCAGCAGCTCAGAATCACGGTAATGGAAGTCAAAACGTAGCTATTGGTGCTAATACTTTAGAAAACAGTACAGCTTGGTCAAACATTGCTATAGGTAATACCGCAGCTCAAAGCAATACATCAGGAACCAGAGGTACATTTATTGGAAGATATGCTGGTCATCAAAACACTTCAGGAAGTTATAACTTTTGTGCGGGTTACTATGCAGGGGCTGATGTCACAACTGGATCTAGTAACACGTTTATTGGAGACCAAGCTGGACATACAGGAACAAATAATCTTACAACTGGATCTAACAACACTTTAATAGGTGCTAATGCCGCAGCTAGTTCAGCAACAGTTTCTAATGAAATAACTATTGGGGATAGCAATGTTGCAACCCTACGTTGTCAAGTAACAAGTATTACTGCACTTTCAGATAGAAGAGATAAGACAGATATTAATACTTTAGATCTAGGATTAGACTTTATTAATTCTCTTAAACCAGTCAAATTTAAATGGGATTCAAGAGAAGGAATAGCAAAAGATGGAACTTATGAAGCAGGTTTTATTGCACAAGATTTCCAACAAGTACAACAAGATAATGATGCTGATTATCTAGGTTTAGTCATGGATAATAATCCAGATAAACTTGAAGCCACACCTGGCAAATTGATACCTATTCTTGTAAAAGCAATACAGGAACTCAAACAAGAAATTGAATTATTAAAAAACTAAAAATGGAAACCATCCAAGAAAAAGCTAACAACTTAATACAAGAAAGAAATCAACTCATTGCTAGATTTAACGAAATAAATGGAGCACTAAAACTTTTAGATGAACTCGCTAAAGCAGAGAATGAGAACACAATTGAAACAGAACAAACTACAGAAGAGGAGTCTTAATTATGGCTGAACGTACAACTGACGAAGTGGCAACTATCTTCACTAATGCTGGAGATAGCGTTACAGTAATCAACACACTTGCTGCTCTTTCTTCTCAAACAGACGCTCAAAAAGAAGAAATCAAACGCAACGTAGAACACCTTGAAATTATCAAGGCTTATAAGAAAGAAGACGGTACAACAAGTATTTGGGGAAGTGAAGATTTCTCCGCACAGGATGCAGCAGTTACTTTAGGGAAATCTAAGTATTAAAATATATCTACCTAGAGCAACACTACCTAAACCTGATGCTCTTTACTTCAAACCTCCAACAGCTCGGATACCATCGTATAAACCAATGGTTATACCTCCGAGTGACTTGGAGGCACCTGAAGATGTCAAGGAAGAATCTACAGAACAGCAAGAGCCACCCAGTTTAAAAATTCCAGTTCTAGATATAAAGATGCCAGTACCTGAGACAGCGGTTGTAGTGACTGCTGTTACTACTGCTGTTGTAGCGGTAGCAACTACTTCAGTTACTTCATCTTTATTTGAACCAATTAAAAAGAAAGTTCAAAAACAACTTCAATCTAAAATTGATAAATGGAAGGAAAAGAGGAAAGCCCGAAAAAAAACCTCCTCACCAAATTAAAAGATGCAGCAGAAGATACTGAACACCATATTCAGGTGCTTGGTACTTTTGTTCGTCTTGGTGTGGTGGTTTGGTCGGGCTTTATTTGAGGGTCATAACCTTAAATTATGTTGATATACCTATGGTTAAGAAATCTGGTAACTCAGATATAACTTTTGTAGCTTCGGTCTTTACTGGAGCCTTAGCAACATTCGGTTTAACCACTGGTAATAAAAACGGCAACGGTAAAACGGTTGATTGTCCAATGGCAAAGAAAAAAGAAACATGAAAAAATGGCTAGTACTCTTATTACTGGCATCACCCACAGCAGCAAGAGCAGAATTAGTAACCCCAAATTTCACTCAGGGTTCGATGAACAGTACAACCACGACTACTCAAGAAATTGTGGAGGAAATAACGACAACTACTTACGGGTCAGCTTTGAACAAGTGGAGTGGCGAAAACATAACTCATACTTCAGCTTCTTCAGGAGGTTTAGCCGACTCAGATTCAATCTACACCTTACACACAGCTGGAGATCCCTTCTCACTAGAAGTGGTATCAAGAGCAGCAAGTCAGGTGTTATCCGTAGAAGTAATAGACAGAGAAATAGATGTCTCCTCTACTACGGTCTCCTTATCAGTCTTCTCTCAGTAACACCTGTTAAAGCGGAGGAAGAGAACAATAACGTAAGTAATCCCGTGGCTGCTGCCACTGGAAATGTAACCAATCAAGCGGTGCAATTCCAAAACAATGGAGCACCGTCGAGACAGCACTACGGACCCAATATCTCGTGCAATGGAAGTACGATGACTTTCTCTCCATTCTATATGGGAAATCATACGACTCCATTTGATGAGGATATGATTCAACAAACATATACCGTTGCTGAGAACTGGGGAGCACAAATAAACTTTATGGTTCCTTTGGACCGTAGAGGATTACAACGTTGTCTCTCTATTGCTGCAAGACAAGAAGAAAAGATGCGTCTTGACTACGAATTAGTCAGAGCATTGAAATGTGCAGACTTACAAACTAAGGGTTTTATGTTAAAGCCTGGTAGCCGTGTAGCAAGTATGTGTAGCGATGTTATACCTATC